TGGCATCTTATCTAGTTATATCGCATTCAATTAAAAATTCTCCACTTAACCAAGTTTTTACTGTATTATCTGCAAATAAGATTTCTAAATCATATAAGTAATTGCCGGATGCTATATTTATAATTTGTTGGTTTATTCTAAATAAGCCTCCAGCAGCGTTAGTAATTGTTATACCGGCATTTGCTACCGAAGTCAAAGATAATGCAATAAGGCCACCGCATTCGCTTCTTAACTGCATTCTAATTGTTGCACCGGTTAAATTAACTACTACACTATTTTTAACCAAAGCAAAATTAACGGCTTCAAATGTATCTCCCTTTATATGTGTAAAATTATAACTCATTTCGTTTTGATTTGTTTGCTTAAGTATTGCTTAACTTTCTGTAAGTTTTCTTTCTTTATCTTATATGCGATAAATTTATTTTTTGGCTCTTTCATAATACCCAGTTGCAAGGATTAGCTTTTTGGTCTGGATACATATCGCTGTCACTATTGGTCCAGTACTCTGGAAATTTAGAGGCTGCATTTATACCCATATAATCTATAAATCTAGTTGCGTAAAAGTCTGCAAAAGTTCTATGCTTTTGGACTAATATGTCTAGCTCTTCTTTACTTGGTGTTTCGGAGTTCTCGCTTCTATGTTTAAATACTCCTCCGTTTCTTATTTGATAGTTTGCGAATGGCAGATAATCAATCATAGCAAAATGAATCAACATAGGCTGGACGTAATCCCTAACCAAGTTTAAATAATCTCCGGTTAATGTAGATGCATTTATTTTAGTAGTAATAGCATCGTATAATTTTGTACCTAGATAATTTTGTACGTGCATCTGTTGTGCAATTTTAATAAACTGCATAAATAAGTCAGCATCTACGTTTCCGTTAAGGATTGTATTTGCTTTTAAGTCTGTCTGTGTTATGAATAAAGTTGTAGCCATATCTTATCCTCTGTTTTTTGCTACCCACGCTGGGTGATGTCCCTCGTCTTCCATATCTCTCGGAGCTATTTTTGAATCGATTAAACCGGCTGGAGTTGGATTATAACCTTCTATACTTGCAACCTCTTCGCTAGATGCTAAAGATTTGTCAACGTAAGGTGTTCCGTCTGTTTTTGTTTTTAATCTGTAAAGATTCTCATTCCAAAAATGACCGCAATTTACTCCGCCCTTGAATCTAAATAGAGAGTAATTCTCGCCCTTGTGTCCAAACTCATTATTAACTCCTTGAAAACTGGCTTGGTCTATATCCTCTTTGCGATATACTACTCCGCTATTTGTTCTAGACATCATATTTACGCAGAATTCTCTAGAGTTTGAACTATTGTATTTTTCTGCATACTCATAACGTACTTTATAAATGTCTTTGTCTAAATAACTTGGTTCACTTGGACTGCTTTTAATAAATCCTCCTAGTTTAGTATCTTTTTTTGGCTTAATATGTTGCTTTGCCCAGTCTTCGATGCTTGTATTATTATCGTCAAACTCTCTTTTATCTACTAACTCCCACTCATCCGAAACTACCTCTCCGTCAAAAGAGTTAATATCATAACATTCGTGTTCATCGCTTAATGTTTGTTGCGGTGCTACTTGTGGAATTGCTGCTTTTAAACCTACTAGAGAGCGTATCTCGTCAGCAGTCATAGACTCAAGTACTTTATTTGCTACTAATGGACTTAAAGAGTTAATTCCGTCTATAATAGTGTTTGATTTTTCAGTAATAGTTAAGTCATTTACTGCATCAAGTGGCTGTAATGTTTTAAAGTATAAGTCTAAAGTAATTCCGTTATACGCTAGTATGTTATTTAGTTCTTTTATTATTAAGTTTTGGAATGGTTTTATTACTGTGTTTTGCATTAAGATAGTTGCAGTCTGCAATTCGTCTGCATTGTTTCCAAATCCGGTGTTATCTTTAATACCCAAAAGCAAAGGACTAATAACTCTGTGAGATACCATTATTTTACGCATACTTTCGTCACTTAAAAATTGGTATTGATTGTGAGCATCGCTTAATTGCACCGGTGTTATTGTAGCTCCGTAATCATTCGAATCATTAAAAGATAAAATGAATCTACCAGCGTTTGAAGTACCAGAGAATTTTTGAGTTATTGCTCTTTCGATATCTCTTTGCTCATCCTCTGTTGGAGTTCCATTGTTGAAGTTGATTAACATACTAGGAGCAAGGCCATTCATTATATTATTTAAATGGTAGTTGCTTATCTCCTCCTCTAGTTCGCAGTATTGTAATCCTCCTTGCCAATCTGGTGGCGAATAATAATAGAATCCAGTTTTATAAGGCTTAATATAAAGTATCTCTTCGCTCTCTTCACTAGTTCCAAATGCTGGAATAGGTCTAGGAGGATTTTGTCTAGATACTTTGGTCCAATCGTCTGCATAAAAATAAAATTCAATTTCTCCGTCTTCGTTACATTTTCCACTTCTTAAAGTTTCAATCGGCCAATGATTACATTCTACTATTCTAGTTCTGTCTATTGAATAAACAACTTGAATAGCACACTGCCCCATAGCTTTTAAATCGTAACAAAGTCTCTCAGTTGTACTATCGTCAAATAATAACATCGCTTGTGCGTAGTCTTCCGGCTTGATTTGAGCGTCTGTTGCCTCTAATCCTTGACCGAATATCATTTGACTAATTCCGTTTACTATTGCGTTATTTGTAGGACTTCCATTTATACGGTCTTGAATGTATCCAAAATAATTATTATCGTCTCCATAAGAAACCCACTCTTGATTTCTTACTTCAATAATTCTAGGACTTGTATAGGTCGCTAGATTAACAATTCCTATTCCCGTATTTTTAGGTTTAACTTCTATTTTTTTTCTCATATTATTGGATTACGATATAATCGTTGTTATTTGTATTCAGAGTAATAAAATTGCCATTGTTTATTGAGTAGTTTTCAGCACTCTGGTTGGTCGAAAATAGTCTATCCTTATATAAGACTTCACTCGAAGCATTTAAGACGCTTAATTCAAAGAATCCTCCCTCGTATAAACAAGTCAAGTTACAGTCTATATACACTAAATCGTAAACGTTTGGATATACGTTAGTAGGCGAGAAAGTAAAGACTGTATTTTTTTGCTCGTCTCTGACTTTTATTGTTAGACTTTCTCCCTCTATATAGTTTCTAGGGATTGTTATAAATCTTTGAGATGCGTTATCTTGGTTTACTACTGTCATAGTTATATAACGTAAATTTATTTTTTTTTGTAAATAAAAAAAGGAGTGAAACTAATCACTCCCTTTATACCATAGAAAACCTATCGATTACGCTTTTTCTTATGGTGTTATCTGTGTAGCAGATGAATGAGAAGTTACAACTGTACTAGTTACAAACGGTGCAAGGATTGGCTCTTCGGCAGTAATTGTCAAAGTATATCCGTTCATATCGCCTAACGCAGTTCCAGTAGTAACTGTACCGTTAACGTTGCAACCTCTTGTTAAACCTACTGCAAAGTAATTTCCGTTATTGTCTTCAACAAAAACGTGAGGTCTTTGTGAAATCATTTTTTGTAATTCTACGTTTGTAGCTACGTCCATTTTTGTTAATACCGCAGTAACTGTCTGAGCATAAAAAGTAGTTCCGTTTTCGTCACTTGACGTAATGGTCTGCTCTAAATTATTCCCTCCTTTTACTTCGTATTTATACCAGTTTGTCCCAGCACCACTAACCGCAGTTAATGTACCGGCAGTTATTGTCAAAGTTCCTAACGTTCCATAGTCAGCGAAATATACTGTTTTAATTCCTCCTACTACGTCTTTGCAAGGTAACTTTCGACCGGTAGCCATTAAGCAAGTACTCATATTTTTTTTATTTTAAAAGTTAATAAATTGCCTCCCTTGTTACAGAGAGGCATTTAATTTAATTATGCTATTCCGTAAGTAACTGCGTCTGCTCCGATACCTACTTGGATACCTCTAGAGAAACGAGCAATAAATCTAACGTTTTTGCTTCCGTCAATATCGGCCATATCAATCGTCTTAACAACGTTTGCATCATCAGCCAATCCAAATCCTACGAATAAATTAGAGATTTGAGCAGCTACCATTGTGTTAGCTGGTAAACCATTTGCAACGAAAATAGTAACTCCGTCAAAAGTTAACTCTTGTCCGTTGTACCAAGTTGTACCTTGAGCATTTAAACCAGCATTTGAAGTAGCAGCTACAGAGAAACCACCCAATGCTCTTACGTATGCTTTTGCTACGTTTTGAGAAACATATAATCTTAGGTCTTCAGTTCCGTAAAGTGCTGCTGGAATTGCATCAACAACTCTTCCCATTTCTGCGATTACGTTTGCAGAAGTAATAGCTAAAGGAGTTCCGATTACAGTTGCTCCGTCTGTTCTCAATAATTTACCAAGTCCGTTAGTAGCATTCCATAAAAAAGTTTCAGTATCGATAGCGATATCTTTTAAAACTTTAGCAATAAAGAAGTCTGAGAAAGTTGCTGGCATAACATCGAATGAACTAAAGCCCATACTTTGTGCTTCCCAATCTTGCTCGAATGGAGTCTTGCATAATTGTAAATTTACTTGTTTTTCTGCTACTGTTAAAACTTTGTCAGACAAAGTAACTGTTCCGGCGTCTGTAAAGTCACAAGTTGCATCTGCTACTAGGCCAGATATAACTGCTTTCTTAACTGTTGCTTTGTATTTCACATTTGGAATTACAGTAACCGCATTGTTTGCGATTGTGTTCGCACTTAATACCGCAGCTGCGATATATTTACCGGCAAATTCTCCGGCATAATTTGAGGTAATCGTTGGTTGGTTTGGCATTGTGTTTTATTTTTTTAAGTTTAATTTTTAATTTATTTTTTTTAGTTTGATAATGCTGCCATTATTCTTGCTTCTGTGGAAGAGATATTCTTTCCGGTGTTTGCTTTCCCTAAATTTACTTTCGAGTCTGCTGGTTTGTGTACTGTTGCTTTTTTAGATACACGTGAAAGAGTTGCTTTCATTTCAGTTTGGCTTCCGCTTAAAGCATCAATTTTAGCTTTTAACTCTTCCATTTTTGGCTCTAGTGCTTCCATTACTTTAGTAAGGATTTCCTCTAGAGTAACTGGTGCTGCTTCTAGTTCAACTTCTGTTTCTGGTGCTACCTCTTCTGCTGGTGCTTCCTCTTTAGTTTCTTCTTCTGGCTCTGCTGACATTTCAGTCTCTTCTGCCTCAGCAGACGGAGAGGCCAATTCGCCAATCATTCCAATTTCGTAAACCTCCAAAGTTGTACCGTCAGCTAGTAAATAACTCCCAATTTCTAACGGTGTTTTGTTCTCTCCGTCAATAGCAAATACTGGCATCCCTACCTCAAAGCTATCGGCTTCAATAACAGTCCCGTTATCTAGAGTCTGCTGCTCTAACTTCACATTTCTGCGAAGCAACGCGTTGATGCGTGATAAAATTTCTGTGTTTTTCATATTTATAAATTATTAATTCTTACCCATATAACGAAGTACTATTTTTTTTTGCATTTTTATTCTGCCTTTCTGTAAATAGTTCCGATGCCTTGTGCTTGTAATGAGCCGTCACAACACTTTCTAGAGTATTTATTGTCGGGACATAAACAACCTCTTTTGTCAGTTTTAGGACTTGTTCTGCTCGGTGTTTTAAAGTCTTTATTTGCCATAGTTTAATAATGTTTGAAGTTCTAATAAATCTAATCCGGCTAATATTTCCTCTTCTGTCTCATCAACTTTTGAAAGTGGAGTCTTTGCTTTGTCTGCAAAATATCCCTCAATACTGAATCCTTTTACCTTACCGGTTTTAATAAAGTCATTCCAAATCTTATCGTTGTTTACTTTAATAGTTCCCATCCAAGTACCTACCGGGACGTTCAATTCATAAAGTTTAGATTTGTCTTTGTCTGTGTCCTCTACTATCCAAGACTCTACCATAGTCAATCCGGTTATAGATTCCATATGCTCAAATGTAGCGTTTGACTGATTGCCATTTTGGAAGAATAACTCCATAGCTTTACGAATAGTTTTTTTACTAAAATAAATATAGTACTCTCCTTCGTTTTCGTCTCTTCTGTAAATAGGTTTATCCGGCACTAACATAGCACCCATAATGATTTTTTTCTCCTTATCTACTTCGGCAAACTTGTACTCTTTTTGCTCTGTTTTTAAAGCAATAAAATCCTCTTCTATGGCTGGAGATTCTACAATACTAATTGCATCGATACCGGATAACTCCATTTCCTCGTCAATAATAAGTTCTATAAGTTTCATTTAATTTAATTTTTTATATAACGTTTATTTATCCTAAAGTTGCATTTTGAACTATGCCTCTGTTTAATTGTTGTTGAGTAGTTACGTCTCCTCCTACTACAAATGCTTTTAAAGGTTGCATTTCTCTTGCTCCTATGCTTTCAGCTATTTGATTCGCTCCACTTGGTCCGACTACGTTAAAACTTGGTGCTGCTGGTGCAGACATAGCACCGCCTCCTCCTCCACCGGATGATGCTCCTCCACCTCCACCTCCACCATCTCCAGAAAGTAATTGCTTTGCTTTTGCTATATTTCCGAAAACCATACCGGCAGAACTTGCATAACTAGCGATACTTGCAGCAATTCCAACTCCCGGCACTGTTGGAAATATAGCTTGTGCTGCTGCTCCGGCTGCTCTCGCTTCTTTTACTGCCGAGCCTAAAGCGGTTGCAGTACTAATACTTAAATCTACTAACGCTATTCCTTTTTTAATTGCACCGGCTGCCTTAGATTTTTTATTTCCTAATGCTTCAATCCCTTCTAATCCATTTGCTAAATTACTTGCTACAGAAATAAGAGCATCCGCAATTTCTTTTGCTCTTTCTAATTTTCTCTGTCTTTCTGCTTCCTCTCTCTCTTCTCTTTCATACTGGCTATTATATTGAAGTTCTGTTAATGCTAATTGGTGTGCTTCCTCTGCTGCTATTTCGTCTTCCTTAAATTTAGCATCGGCATTTAGTTTGTCTTGTTGTTTTTGTAAATCTGTTAAATCAAATTCGGTTTGCTCTTCTGCTAATTTTTTATTATAATCGTCGTTTAACTCTTTTAATTTTTTCTTTTTTTCCTCCTCTGTTAAATTAGCATCTTCTGCCGCTTTTTTATTAATGGTATTTATTTGATTTTGAAAACGAGCTCTGTTATTAGCTAATTCATCTAAATATAATTTAGCTGCATCTACTGTTTTTTTGCCTTCTGCTTTTGTTTTTTCTGGGTCAAATCCTAATTTAGTTATATAATCTGCTGCTTTATCTGCAAACTTTTCATCTATTCTTGCGTCTATTTTAACTCCCGGAATTTTATTAATTAAATCAATAACTTTATTTATAGCTTTTGCACCATTTTCAAATATTAGTCTTTGTGGAATAGATATAAAATCTATAAAAGATTTTAAGTATTGATAGTTTAATTCAACTGCTTTTTGTTGCTCTTTATTAGTAGTCTCAATTCTTTTTAAGTCAACTTTAGCAGCGGCAATCGTTTCATCAGTTTGAGCAATTTTCATTTTCAAAATTTCACTTTCGCTTTTGCCTTGAAGTTTTAAAATCTCATCTTGGTTACCAATAGCTTTTAATTTTTCTTGCTCTTGCGTTAAATTTTTCTTGCTTTCTGCATTAAGTTTCTTTTGCTCTTCACTTACTCCGCTTACTGCTGCTTTGATATCGTCCCAATAAGCATATAAAGCACCCGCAGCAACCACTAATAAACCTATCCCAGTACTACCTATCGCAGTTTTAATTCCGTTAAATGCGTCAATAGCTACGGCCTTTAATTGCTTAAAGCTATCTCTCGCCTCTCCTAGTGCTTGGAAACCTTGTGCAATAGCCATAGCAGACTGAACTTTTAAAAGTTGTTTCTCTAAATCTTTAGACTCAACTCCTACTAATCCCATAGCACCTTGATAGGCAGCGAATCCTCCGGCTACTCCCGAAAGAGAAGCACTTAAAGCCTTAAATTTTGCATCGGGATTGAATGCCTCAGTTAAATCTTTTGCATCGCCTATTCTGTCTTTTAGTTCTGCTGCTCTTTTAGCTGCGTTTACGGCCTCAGTTGATGTTGCCCCGAACTTATCGGCTAACTTTTGTACGTCTTGTTGTGCTTCTCTTAACTGACTCTTTAAACTACCGAGAGACTTGTCTGCTTGTTCTGCATTTACGTTTAAATTAATGTCTATTTCTTGTGCCATTTCAATAGTCTTTTATGTTGTTTAAATGCTTCTATCCAAGTTTCTGGATGTTTGTTTTTTCCCTTTGCT